AGAGGGTCTAAAACCAATCCCCCAATAGCCCCCACATCCGGTCGAATCTGCTTAATCAAATTCTCAAGAACATTGTATTCGGGCATAGCATCGTCGTCGCAATTATGAACAATACTCGGTCCGACAATATAAGAATTATCATCTTCAACTTCTAAATTATAAACATATTGATTTTCTTTACCAAGACACGGCATTTTTTTATTAGTAATTTTAGTAATTGGTATTTTTATATAATTATCATTATATTCCGATTTTATTAAATCTGATAATTTTTTAGATGATGAAGTACTAATACGACCCTCATAGGATTCATTGGAATGAGTCAATCTTTCATTTATATAACTATTTGTTTCTTTTCTAATATACATATCTGTACAATCCAAACCGCAACTTATAAATAATTTTTTTAAATTATTATATAAAATCTTACTTGATGTTGTAAATAAATACATATTAGCATTTTTCCAACCATCACCTTGTAAATATCCAAGTAAAAATGATAATTTATTTTTTAAATTCCAATCAAAAACAAATTCTGGAATTTTTTTATTAGTAGCATTTTTCCCAAACCACTCTATAAATTTTGGATTCAAAGATGTTATATTTAATTTTACTGTTGTGGCCCAGCGTTTATGAATAGTCGGTAAACGATTAAATTTCGTTTTACAAACATCTTTAATAAAATTAATATATTCTGTTTCATTATTATTAAAAGTAAATCTAATAGAATCCCATCCTCCACATCCTTCGGCTAAATATAAACCAAAAAATCTAGCTAAATCATTATCAATTTTTAAATTTCCAATATATTCGTTTTTATTTTTTTGACCATAACAATCAAAATTTAAATAATCATCTTTTTCTTTATATGGATAAAGTAAATAATCATCAACATTTAAATCAGAAGATTTTAACCAAATTATTTTTTTATTTTTTTCCACTAAAAAGGGATGTTCGGGTGTACATTTAATTATAGAATTTTTTGTATTTATCCAAAGTAATGGATTTCTCTCTTTATAATATGTTTTAAATATTTTTTTTACTTTTTTAAAATGTCCTTTATGTGTTTTTACCAAATCATCAATTTTTATATCCTTTATATATTTAGAACCATTTATTGTTTCTACTTTCTCTCTTGCCATAAAACATCTGTATACCCATTCAGTTTCCGCTTTTTCTAAAACGATTTGATGATTATGATGTTGCCCATTTCTATTACCGAAAATGACTTCCCATGTAATACCTTTCTTTTGTATTAATGTGAATAGTTGTTGATATATAGGGATGTGTCTTAAATCCTTTCTTTCATCAGAATCATCTACAATAAAGATTTTTTTTGGTAAAACAGTTTGATTTAATACAGCTAAAATAGTTAAAGGTAATGTAGTGAAGTATCTATTCTTTGTAGATATATCAACAGTGATTTCAATTTTTTTATTACTTTCATTATATAAACTTTTTATTTTACCAACATCCCATACTTTATCAACATATTGTTTTACAATTTTTTCTCTTTCGAGAGTAAATTGATTTAAATTCTCTTGTAAATAACCGATGTCTTTTGGCTCCCAAGAAATTTTATTGGGGTCATTCCATATATTTTCATCTTCCCATTTTCTTGTGTGTAAGGCCCTGAATCCCATTCCAGAATTTACATCACTGTTCCCCCATATTTCCTTATTGAATTCTGGATAAGGGGAAACCATTATTTTTACATCAGAATATTTTTGTAAAATATAAGCAAAATGAATATCGTCTGCTATTTTTTCATTGATAGGTTCCTCTTTAAAAAAGAGATTAAACCATTCCTTTCTGCCAAACCAAGCATGACCACCCACATCTACTTCTTGGGGAAGTGGGGTATGAATCCCATGGTCCCCATATCTGTTTGAATGCATATCGTTATAAACACCATTTTTATAATCTATTCCATAAGGTGAAATAACTGCATTATGTATCTTTGACAACTTATAACTTTCCTTCAACCAATCTTTAGCGGGAAGCACATCATCATCTAACAAACAGATATAAGGTGTCTTTGCCAACATTGTCATAGCGAACCTGGCAGGAAGATTAAAATCGTGATTTGTTCCTACAAAATGAACATTATCATATCGGACATTAGCGGGAAGAGTTGCGGGTGGAAATTCTTTCGGTTTTGTCTGCCACACTATTATGCTTTCCGGTTTTAGAGATTGAGCCTGAACCGCCTCAATTTGTTTTTCTAATAACTCCGGCTTGATAAAAGTGGATATCACAACGGTTACTTGATTGTCTAATTCGTTCGCCAAATCATATCGTAATATCAAAACTCTATTGTCAATATAATTATGTTTCCAAGTTTCTTGATAACCGATTGATTTCAGATAACTTCTCAATCGGTTAATCATCCCAATTTTACCTTCTAAATGTAAAATATTTTCGTGCATTTCAATCAGAATAGTTTTGCATTTTCTCAATGATTCAATATCTGCTCCATAGAGAATATCATATTCAGAACCCTCACAATCCATTTTTAAAACAATCTCTTTATCATCGTTAAAAATTGTAACCAATTCATTCAATGATATTGTTTCAATGTTTCCGCTTGGGTCATTGGTAATAAAACATCTCCCATCATGAGCACAATATTCAGCCATTCTTCCCACTTTTACTTTATCACCGCTTTTAGCAGAGGCAGCCTTATTGATAGCAAGAATCCCTTTTGTGTTGATATTTGATATTAATAATTTGAATGCTTCGGGATTTGATTCAACAGCGATAATTTTATTGGCACTATATCCATCAGCTAACAGGGTAAAGATACCATTATTCGCCCCGATGTCTAATATATTTTTTCCTGCGATATCCGATTTTTTTACTTTATATTGATTAGTTTCAACAATTTCATAGAATGTAGAATCGTGTTGAGCTTTTAGGTCTGCTCTCCCTGTAAGAGGATTTATAGTGGTATCATCAATCACATTATCTGAATCATTTATCATCTTCATAAATTCTTCTTTGGTCATTTTGGCATCACGAGCATAATGAAAAGCCCAATGATTGCTTTTATCTTCTTCGGATAATCTCTGCGCTGCGGAGACATTTTTTTTGATAAATGATTCATAATCTACATATTTGAAATGTAATAATTTTAATGGCTCATTGGAAAAACGAACATCACCTTTTGGATTGGCTTTATGACAGCCCATTTCATATTGTATATTAACTTTTAATGGATTAAATATTGCTAGTTTATTTAAATGTTCTGGGTCAGCAAATCCACTTTTGATTCTATTAAATAATGGTTCATTAGTTTCTGTTGGTAAAAAATCAGATACCATTTGAAATCCCATAATCCTTGGGATGGTAATTCTTTGTCTGCGGAATTCTTCCAGTTTATTTAAAATATTAGGATAATATAAAAATTCATCAGCATCAACGACAATTACCCAATCATAATCGTATTTATAATCCTTCCATCCCGTATTGCGAAAATTCATGAGTTGAATATTTTCCATGTATTCATTTGGAATAGATATAATTTCAACCAAAGGATTTGCCTTTAAAATTTCTAATGTCGCATCTGTGGAGCCACCATCATAAACAAGTATCTTATCCACAAATTCGGTATAATGTTTTAGGAAATGTGGTAATATTTTTTCTTCATTATATGTAACAGTTAATAATAGAATGGATTGTTTTTGCCCATGAGAACCAATAACAGCATCAACGAAAATAGATTTAGTATCCTTTGAACAAGTATCAATAAAATCAAAATCATGCGTGATGGGCTTTTTCGGGTCATTAATCCATTTATCAGAATGTAATTTGGCTATATCCAATCTCACCATGAAATTTAAACTATCTATATGACCCCAAGTAAACTTATCTTTAAATTCTGGTTCTGGTAATTCTTTATTTTCTTCAGTATGAAAAACCTTTCCAAACGCAATTCCATATTCTTGTTCTCGAAGAAAGATTGCTTGCCATAAATTTAAAATAGCATTTTCCTTCAACTCATTATCACTATCAACAAACATTACATATTCATTTTCTTTGGATTCCAATAAATCTAAAACAGATTTTCTTGGTAGTCCCCCGCATACTCCCTCATGCTCGCTATAAGAATATTCGGCTCTATATTGCCCCACAATGTGTTGAACTTCTAAATCATCCCCGTCAGCCACGACATGAATTTTTATATTTGTGTAATTTTGTTTTTTTATACTTTCAATTGCTTTTTTTAATTTACCATATCTTTTATAAGTTGGGATAATCACATGAACAAGAGGCTGATATGTTTTGGCTAACCAATTTCTATTTTTTGCTGTTTGGACATTCCAATCATCTCTTGAGAAGAATTTACCCGAATGCATCGTGTTTTCACCTTGATGAATAATAGGGAAATTACCCTCTCGCTGTTTCGTCTTTCTATTCCATCCATTGATATAAGAAAAAGTAGTATAGCCTAATCTTATCGCTTCGATGGCAAGAACAGTATCATCTCCATATCCAATTCCTAATTCTTTATTCAACCCATTTAATTTTTCTAATAGTTCGGTTTTGACCAATTCACAAAATCCCAATGGGAAATCAATACCAGTTACTGGACAGGGTAAGGATAATGCACCAACAATCCCTAATTTAGTATCTTTCTCAAAGGGAGATAATAAGAGAGGCAACCAACTATGGTCGGTGACCTTTGTATCGTCGTTCAAAAATAAGAAATAATCGGGCTTATCCTTTTTTAATTGATATTCAATACCTGCATTTATAGCCCCAATATATCCTATTGGCTTTTCATATATTAAAAATTCAAAATGCCATTTCTTATCTTTTACGCTTTGAAGATATTGCAATGTTTCTTCAGAAGCACCATTAGCCACTACAAGAAGTTTGATGCCATTTCTCTCCAATATAGAAGTACGAAGTAACAAACTTTCAATGCATTGTTTCAAACCCATCTCAAAGTTGATTCCACAAGTCGGAATTAGAATTGTCGTTTTTTTAATCATATATTCTCCAAGTAACTTTTATAATTTTAAGGGTTCAATAACTCTTTTATCGCTCATTATCACAATCAATGTTATTTCATAAATTTTTTATGTTTATTATTGGGGTAGTTTTGGGTCAATGGTATGATATTAACATTGGGACCTAAAATATTTCTTTTAAAGGCAGTCAGGATATCAGACCGTAAACACCAGTTTCTACAAACCTTCCTTTTAGAAATAAAGGAATTCATTTTCGAAATATAAAATTCTATTTCAAAAAAACTATTATGCTCACAATTTTTATCTTCTTTATAATTTTCACAAGTGGAGCACATTCCTTCAAAATAGCGAAGGCTTGTCACACCACTTTCTTTTGTTTCTTTTTGTAAATGCTGTTCGTTTATTGAAAACATTTTATTTCATTTTTACAGTAACTTCTTCGAGTTCAGATTCAATGTCTTCGGGGGAAGTATAACCATTTTTAATAAATCCTTCAATATCTTCTAAGTTTGTATAACCACCAAGAAGCCACTTTGCCGCTTCCCTAGGATAAGTAACAACCTTTACCCATTCCGTAGCGGTTTCCGCATTCATTTTTAATTGTTTCCAAGCTGCAACTACTGAAGGATATTTAAATCCTTGATTCAACCATTCTCCCATTTCTTGTGGGGGAATTCCCGCTTCTATCCAGGCTGGGACATTTTCAATTTCAATTTTTTTATCATCAATCAAAGGCTTTATAAATTTTGCAATGGCTCTAGCATCAATCTTCAGGTCTTCAGAAAAATGAAGCAACATATCAATATTATTAATTCCTAATTTCGACCATTCAGTAAATGCTTCATGGTCTAAACCTTTTTGTTTAAATGCTGTTGCTACTTCTGGTTTAGCACCTGCTTTGTGCCAATTAAGAACTTCTTTATAATCATTGATACCGGCCTCATTCCAATCATTTATATCATAGGGATTAAGTCCTTGTTTATGATATACCGAAGCAATGCTCGGTTCTATTCCAGGAACCATATCTCTGTAATAGGCCGCACTTTCTGCAGCTTCAGCATCCTTCCCAAAATTCGCTTGCCAGCGCTCTCTATCAATTTCATCAGTAAAGAATTCATTCCAAGATTCATCTACTTCAGAATTATTATAATCCATTTTATTACTCCTCTTTATCTCCTCTTCGATAATTAAAAACAATTTTTATAAATCCACAAAAATACAAACACAACATTAAAATATAACCAAGGAAAAGAAGACCACCCCCAATGAATAGAATCAAAGCGGTTAATTTAACAATTATATTCATCATAGTTGCTCCTTTAAATACTTCCAAATATCCATGGCTTTTTCTCTATCGGTATAAATTTTGTTTTTATATAAAAAATCAAAAATATAAAAACAACTTAATTCAGAAGCCTTATCAATTTCTTCATTTAGATTTAATGATTTTGGATTTAATTTCCGTAACTGTTTTACATCCTTGATTAATTTTTGTAATTTTATCAATTCATCCATTGTGAATTTTTTTTCCAATGGTGATTGTGACGATTTATCCTGTTTCCGAGAACTCTTTCTTTTTTTAAATAAATTAAACATCGTGATTATTAAACGAATTCTCTTTCGCAATATATCGCCTGACTCTTTTACGAGATTCTTTAGCTTCTAATCTTCGTTTTTCGGAAGGCTTCATGAAAGCCTCATGTTTGCGATATTCTCCAAGTACTTTTTCATCATTAACCTTTTTTTTAAATCTTCGTAAAAGCGAATCAAAGTTTTCATTTTCTTTCCTAATTACATTTGCCATTTTTATCTCCTAATTGTATTTATGATATTTGTTCATTTTTACTATTTATCACCCTTACTTAAATTCTCTTCAGCCCACAATGGCTGAAGATTGGTATAATGACAAGCTTTTAAAAATTCATCCCTATTAGATAAATCAAAAGAAGATAAAGGAATGATGTGGTCAATGTGCCATTTTCCATAATTATCCCAAGACATCTTTGAATCAAATAGATTTTCAAAACGCATTTTAAATTCCTTAAAGGTGCATCCCATATCTTTAATTGAGGAACCTGGTTTATACTTACCTTTAAGTGCATGATTTATTCTTCTTCGTATATTTTTCCTAAGTCTAAAATTGATATCTGTTTTTAATTTACAGTTTTCATAGTTTCTTTTTTCTTCTCTATGATTTTCTCTATATTTTTTCCCATATTTTTTATTATATTTTTTTATTTTTTCTTCATTATTTTTTTGATATTCTTTTTGATATATTAATCTTTCTTCTTTATAGTTTTGATAATATTTTTTTGATTTTGCTTTAATTCTTTCTTTATATTTTTCATAATATTTTTTCTTATTTCTTTTTTTCGCTAATTTTCTTTCTTCTTCTGTAAAATATTTTTGATTCATCTTCAACTCCTTACCTAAGTTTAATATTAGTGAAGTAATTCAAAATGAGGTAAGCATTTTGAAAAGGGATATCTCCCCTGTCCTTCACTACTATTTATTGTTTTTATCATTCTATATCCAATACCGCACAAATTTTCGGAAAAGTTTCTTTGCCTCATCTTTTTTCATTTCTTCATCTTTGGTGGCATCTTTAAAAATTGTATACCATTTATAATAGAGCCATTTAGTCAAAAATTTATATATAATATTCCAAGGAAGTAAATTCGGACTACGATATTTTATAGCCTTTTGTAGGTCATCTCTTTCTAAAATATTAGAAAAACTTTCATTGCGTTTTTTATGGACCGCATCTAATGCATTGACATAATCCTCAAGTTCCAATTTAAGTGTATCCAAATGGTCTTCTAAATCAAAATTTCCAGTATCATAATTTTTTACTATTTCTTCAACACTTTCAGATATATCATCAAGCTCTATGTCTAATCTTCTTGCAATTATCTCTGCTAATTTTTTTGGGTTCTTTAATGCCTCTTCAACCTCATCGGCTTCTAATGGCTCTTTAAGCCATTTGTCCTGGAGTAAGTCATAAACCCCATCTGCCAAAGGGAGAATATTTTCAGGAGCATCATTACGAAAGAAAAAATTTATTGGGAATGGCCCGAAGAAATTTCTTTCATTCATAATTCTTGCCACCTTTCGATAAGCTGTTAAGACATCATCATCAATAGAGGAAACAACGGTAGTATCAATATCACTTTCTTGAGTCCAAAATTTACCAGTAATGGACCCTATTATAAAAACATTTTTATATTCTATTTTTTTCTCATCAAGAATATCAATTATTTTTATTCTTATTAAAGGATTTATTTTGTTGTCTTTCCAAACATAAGGGTTTTCAGTCTCTTGTTTTTCGTCTATAATTGATTCCCGAACAAATCTGGCCTTCATTTTATTTTGGTTTGGGTGCGGGAGCAGGTGCAGGTGCTTTTGGTGTTGGTGCGGGATTGTCAGCTTGTCCACTTCTATTTGTGTGGTCTTTATAAAGGTCTTCCATCTGTCTATTTAATTCCCCTTCACTTGCAGTATATTGAGGATTTCTTTTCCAAAGTCGTATAAAACTCAATTTTTCATTATAATTCATAAAATTTTTATTTTTAAGTTTATCAAAATATACATCTAATTTATCACCATCGTAGCCTTTACTACTTAATTCTTTTTTAATTTCTTTATTATCCCCACCCGGAACCCATCTATTTAAAAGAGATTTTAGATTTCCTAAAAGAGCGGAAGTTGAACGTAAAACTCCTAATGGTAAACCCAAGGTTGCACCTAAAGAATATATATCATCCATAGTACCTGTAATTTTTCCAAGTAAATCATAACCTTCTTTTTCGGTTAGTATTTTGAATTTCATATATCCTCCATTATATTTATTATTTTTATGATTTTAATTCAAAAATACTAAATAATAGTGTAGGGACAGGGGATGCAACCCTTTTTGGAAAGCCTAATCCTTTTCAAATTACCTACATGAAAAATTGACCATATTAAGCCTCTATCCAAATTTGATTTATCCAATAGGGAAGAATTTTTACAAGCTTGTTATTATATGAATCTTCAACCGTTATGGGCAGAAGATAATTTTATTAAAGGTAATAGATTAGCATAAATAGAGATAGGAATAAAATATGGCCTTATATAAGTTCACAAAGACACAAAGATATTGCGGAACCTGTGACTTCTGGTACGGGTGCAGACGATTGGATAGTATTTGGACTCCTCATCAGGTTATTGTAGAAGGTTCTGGAGCGGAAGAAATAGGATATTGCGGAAATAGAAAATCTGGATGGTGGAATCAGAAAAAAAAGGCTATTCAAATATGTAATGTTTGGGAATTATTTGCCAGATTAAGAGGTTATTAGATGAATATTTATGAAATAAAGAACAAAGTTAATAATAAGATTTATATAGGTTATTCTACCAAATTTAATTCTAATGAAGAATTTTTAAATAGTAATTATTGGGGTTCTGGAATTTATATTGTATCTGCTATTAAAAAATATGGAAAAGAAATATTCGAGCGAAGGATTTTATTGAAAAATATTTTTGATAAAAGAGAATTAAAAAGATATGAAATTTTATGGATAAAAAAGAAAAATAGTAAATCGCCTAATGGATATAATCTTACCAATGGAGGAGACGGAGGATGTGGAGGGGATACTTTTACAAATAATCCTAATAAAGAAGAAATAAGAGAAAAGATAAAAAACAAAAGAAAATTGCAAATTATTACAAAAAAAACAAGAATAAAAATGAGTAATTCAAAATTAGGTGAAAAAAATAATTGTTTTGGGAGAATTGGAAATAAACATCCTATGTTTGGAAAAATTCCATGGAATAAAGGAATTCCTCCTTCTAAAGAAACAAGAATTAAAATAGGAATTGCATTAATTGGTCATAAATATTCTTCATCTTCCATTGTGAAAATGAGTATAAAGGCTCAAAAAAGGTGGGATGAAATATCAAAAGAGAAAAGAAAAGAGATAGGGAATAAAATTTCTGAAACCAAAAAAAGAAAAAAAGAGGTATTAAATGTCGCTTAATAGTGGACCATCTTTATATTTTTATAATAAAAACATAAAGAATCTTCTCATAGGATTTTTGGGGTTATTTACTGGATTTAAAATTAAACGATGGAATAGCGAAACTGGTGCTGAAGAACAAATGATTAATGTGCCAATACTTTTTGGTGAAATAGAAAGGGCAAGTTATATGAATTCGGAAGGTCAAAGTGTTCAAAGGTATATTGAGTTGCCATTAATTCATATATCATTGGAAAGTATGGAAATTGATAAGACCCGCACCTTTGCCATGAAATCGCTTCATGCTATGGGTGAAGGAGATGGAGAATCTATAGATAATCTTTTACCCTATCCTTATAATTTCAATTTAACCATGACCATTTTTACGAGATATCAAGAAGACACGATGCAATTGGTTGAACAGATAGTACCTCTTTTTAATTTCCATCGTGTTTTTTATATTAAGCATCCTATATTTCCAGATGATATCACAATGGCAAATTGGGCCAATATAACCACCTATCCCTCATTCCCTTTTGTAGCTGAATATGCCGCAAATGAAAGAAGGGGTGTTCTTGGGAGTCCTTTAAATTTTCTTATTGAAGGCTGGATGGTTCGGGAAAAATATGAAGCTGGTGGAATTATTAAAGATATCATTACAAATTATAATGATTATGTGACTCAAGCGGGATTAGAAAGGGTTAGACTTATAGGTGACCCATCTATTAGAGACCTGAATATAACAAGAACGGATTGGTCAACAATTGCTGTAGGAAATATTATTCAAGGCTCTCATTATGGTGGTATTGTTACCCAAGTTATTGCACAAAATAGAGTGATATGTAAATTTACAAATGAAAATGAATGTTTCTTAAAAAATGAGGTATTAAAAATAGGTTCTGTAAATATTGGGACAACAATATTATGCGACCCGTATGATAATCAAACACTCGTTGAAACGATAACTGCTTTATAAAAATGATAAAACAAAATGGGCTGAAGAAAATTATAAAAAAAGTAATAGTGAAAATGAATTGAATCATAAATACTATTGAATGGAGGACATTAGATATGGATGCTAATACCAAAGTAACTGTTTTTAATAAGGGTGCAAGTATTACCACTATAACTTATAATAATTGGGATGAAAGCACTTCACGTTCAATTACAGTTTTAGCGGGAACAAAAATGGAATTATATAATTGGAATGAAGATGACCCTGATAATCCTGGTGAATTGATAGCGGTTGAAGAAAATATTTTAAATATGCAACCTGGTCGTGGCGGCGGTATGCCTATCCCTGCTAATAGTGGACATATTGAATTAGGTAATTTTGGTTATGATACAAATCAGGTTAGCATTAAAATTGCTACTGGTGTTTATTAAGGAGGCTTATGATGGGTGAATATATAAAACCGGGAATTTATATCAACGAGTTTGATAAATCCCAATATGTTACTGAAGGTCCAACTACGATTACGGGTGTTGTTGGAGAATCAAAAAAAGGACCCGCCAATGAAGTAACTCTCGTAACCACATATTCAGAATACACTGATTTATTTGGGCAAGATAGTGGTTATCTTGATTTCTTCGCCCGTTTCTTTTTTAAATACGGTGGAAATAAATTATTGGTTGTCCGTGTAACTGATGAATATAGATTCGCTGGACTTTCTACTGGCTGCTATAGTCTTTATAAAGTACCCGAACACGAACTTCCTTTGGCAAGCAGTGATGTTGATATACCAATCGAGTTTAGTGCGGGTTTGGATATTGCAGAATGGCCTGATTCTGGTTTAGTTCGTTTAGAATACAACAATTCTTATGAATATATCATCTATAGTGAAATTGAATTTGTTTCATTTGGTAATATTACCTTAAAAAATTGCAGACGGGGACTTAATGGTTCATCAGCAATTTCAATTTATGCTTGGTCACAAGAGGCAACCCCAAGTTCAGGTACAGAATTTTTTACTACGCCTTCTGCTCATGGTTTGAGAAATGGTGACAGAGTACAATTCACAGGTATAGGTGGTGGGGTTGCGGTAAATACCGATTATTGGGTAATTAACAGAACTTCAAGCACATTCCAAATTTCAACAACCGCTTCAGGAACAGTGCCATTTAATTTAACAAATGCTACTATTAATTATGTAAAGAAACAACCAGAACCAACAAGAATTGTTCGTTTACTTACTCCTGTTGTTTCAGCAACATTGTTAAGTGGTGCTGGTTCATTGAATATTATGGTAGAAGTTGTCAAAGATGGTAAATTTAGTGCCAATGAAAATATTGAATTTGCTGATGGAAGCATGAGAAGAATCGCATCAATAACAACACAAAACGAAACTCTTGGAACAGCGACCTTGCGGCTTATGTCTGCGGCTCCCACAGGTTCAATTGTAACTGGTGGAAGAGTTACTTTAATACCTGACCCGTTCTATGGTGCGATTGGTGATTTCACATATACCAAATATACAGAATATGACAAATGGGGTGCGGCACTTCTTGATTCAATGGGTAATGTAATCAATCCTGCTGGTGTCACCGACCCAGAAGAAGATGAATTATTCATGTTGACCTATGCAAGAAGTTGTGGTGCTTGGGCAAATACTGAAGTATTGGTTTCAATCTATAATAATAAAACATGGAGTTCAACTCCTCGTCCTTATTATTTGAATAAAATAAATTACACTCCACAATCTGATGATGAGCTTTTAATCATCGTTGAGAGTGCAATCACTGGTGCGATTGAAGAATCTTGGTTAGTATCTCTCGACCCAACAGCAGTAGATTATTGGAAAAAAACAATTTTCATTACCGATGTAATTAATACTCAATCAAAATTTATTCGTGTGTTTGTGAACCCTGATTATGTTGCTCAAGGCACATATACAGTTCTTCCTTCTTATGCGGAAAGATTTTATTTGGGTGGTGGTACGGATGGTAATGGTACACCAGTTAGAGAATTTAAAATTCTTGCCGGTTATAACCTTTTCGCAAATAAAAACGATGTGGATGTAGACCTTATCTCAGCAGGTGGAAACCAATCGTTGGCTGTACAAGCTAATATTTTAGCTATTGCTGGAGCAAGAATGGACTGCGTTGGTATCTTGAATATCCCTCTTGGATTAGATACTACTGATGCTATTCGTTATAAAGGTTTATTGTCTGCTTCAACTTATGGTTCTATCTATTATAATGGAACTAAAGTTTTGGATGCCTTTACGGGAGCTAAACCCTTCCTTCCACCCGCCATTCAAATGACACCATTATTGGTTAAAACAGACCTTATCAGAGACCCATGGTGGGCAACCGCTGGATATAATCGTGGTATGTTGAATGAAGTCATTGAATTAGAACATAAAGTAGACGATGGAGATTTTTCTTTATTATATGTTGAAGGAATCAATCCATTAGTCAATGACGGTGAAGGCCCAGTTTGTTTGGGTATCAAAACCATGTATACGGGAAGTTCAGCATTTAACTTACTTCCAATTCGTAGATTGATGTTGAAAATGGAAAAGGATATCAAGGCAAGCATGAAGGGATTCATGTTTGAACCGAATACTTTTGATACCAGATTGAGAATCGTTAGAACGGTTGAACCTTACCTTGATTCAATCAAAGCTCGTGATGGTATTGAAGATTATAAAGTAATTTGCGATTCAACAAATAACACGAATCAAACCATGGCTCAAGGACAAATTATTGTTGATATTTACATCAAACCTATTTTCGCCGCACAATATCTCATCTTCAACTTCACCGTTACAAAGGACGAAATTTCTTCAATAATCAATGGGTAAAATTTAAGAAAGTCTAGAGGGTAATTTTTAAATTATCCTCTAGTTTAAAATAAAACTATAAAAGGAAATAATGATAATTAATCAAGGAAAAAAAAGATTAGAAAAGATATGTAAGGAAACAGATTCACATTATTTAATTCAATATTTGAAAAAAAATGAAATAGATTTGTTTCAAAAAATAATTTCTACAAAATCAGATTATCCTGTCAAAAATAAAATGGAACAAGTTTATATTTATCTATATGGTAGAAAGTTATGTTTAAAATGTGGTCAACCCACTAAATTTCATCATTTTAAAGAAGGCTTTTTAAAATTTTGTTCAAGAAAATGTTCAAGTAGTTATACAGCAAAAAAGAGAAGTATTTCAATAAAAAAGACAATAAAAACACATTCTAAAGAATTTATTATAAATAAAATGAAAAAAATGTCGCAAACTAAATTAGAAAAATATGGTGATAAAAATTATAATGGGAAAAACATTACAAGAGAAAAAATTTTACAATATTCTATTAAAAAACTTCTTAATTCTAATCGTTTAAAAAATCTTATTATTCCATTATTTAATGTTGAAGAATATTGTGGTCAAAAAACACTTAAAGGAAAAGCATTATTTTACAAATTTCAATGTGTAAAATGTAAAAATATATTTGAAGATGGTCTTTATAATGGCCGTATTCCTCGTTGTTTTAAGTGTTATCCAATAGAGAGATTTACCCAACCACATAAAAGCATTTGTGAATATTTAGAAAAAGAAAATATAGATTTTGAAATAGAGAAATATATAAGTCCCTATTTTGTGGATATTTTTATTAAACCTGATAAAATTATTGAAGTCTATGGAGATTATTGGCATGGTAATCCTAAATTTTATAAAGAAGGTGAATTTTTAAATCTCCCAAATGAAAAAATATTAGTTGAAAAAAAATGGGAATATGATGAAAAGAGAATTAATTATTTGAAGGAAAAT